TACCTATGCTGGCAAAATGGATCTATTAACAGTTGCTACAGAGGATGCTAAAGAAGAAATCGGTAAAGGTTTATTAGATGCTATAAGTTTGCTAGGTAAAGATAGAAGCATAGAAGGCGCTGCTAATCAAATGGATACCTTTGCTAAATCCATTAGCAACGCAATTTATGGCGTAGGGTTACTAATTAGTAAGTTAGACGGCCTAGCATCTAAGATAACTTCTGGTGGCTTAGGCGATTTGTTAATACGCTTACAACCAGGTGGGCTAGCCTTGCAAAGGGCTGTGGGATTAGCTGGTGGTGCAAGAAGCGCTACTCAGCCAGACAACAAACAAGGCCGAGCATCGGCTCGTATCTTTGGCCAACAGCTACGCCTAGAAAATAAACTATCAGAGCAGAAGAAAAAAGAATTAGCGCTGTTAGATGCCAAAAATAAGAAACAAACGGAGGTAGATAAATTAGCCCAGCAATTTGACGTTGAGCGCATAGCCTTAATGAAAGCGCTAGGCGAGGCTACCGATGCCGAGACCAAACTACGCATACAGGCTAAGTTAGCAATCCTAGACAATAATGAGGCTTTGGCTAAGAAGTATCTCGCAGAAATGAATGCAGCCAAAGCTGCTACCGATTTAGCCTCAGCGTTTAATAATTCCACTATAGAATTTAAAGCCGCAGTAGAAACCCTAGCTCGCTTAAAAACTACTTTACCTGATCTACTAGCAAGAGTGCAGGCTGGAGCAGCTACATTTGACAAAGGCACAGCCACAAGTCCAGCGAGTAATATTTCCAATTTTGAAGATGCAACAAAAACCATAGCTCGTTTACAGACCACTTTACCTAGTTTATTAGAAAGAATACAGGCTGGCGCTGCCACATTTGATAGAGGTGATACCTACATACCATCAAGTGCTATGCCATCTGGTGTGCCGACAACTACCGCTGCTCCTGTAATCAACGTAAACGTAGAAGGCAGCCTAACCTCTCTACAAGAGTTTGAAATAACAATGCAAGATCTATTATTGAAGATCTATAAGCAAAATGGAGATTTAGCACCAGCAGGGTTTATTCAATAATGACTGTCCCTGTTATAAATGCAGTAATCAACTTTAGCACTGGGCCAGCATTCGCTCAGGCATTCCTAATCGATTCAGGTATATTGGGCACTAACGTATTAGCCGATGCCGCAGCTGTAATTGTCGATGTATCTGATCGGGTCAATTATGTCCAGACTAAAATAGGTCGTAACCCTACGGCAGATAGATTTATTACAGGCCAATTAACTTTACGCATAGTAGACCAGAATGGCGACTTTAATCCTACTAACCCGACTGGGCCTTACTTTGGGTTATTAACGCCTATGAAGAAAGTACAAATAACCGCTACATATAGTGGCACGACTTATCCTATATTTTCAGGCTTTATTACATCCTATGTTAATCAACAACCTAAAGATGCTACAGAGGTTGCCTACACAACTATTACAGCTGTAGATGCTATGAGGCTTGCACAAAACGCACAGATCAGCACAGTGACAGGCGCTACTGCTGGAGACTTATCAGGCACACGTATTAACCAAATATTAGATGAGATTGCCTGGCCATCATCAATGCGTTTAATAGATGCAGGTCAAACCACTCTACAAGCCGACCCAGGCACAGCACGCACATCTCTCGGTGCTATGGAGACTGTCGCCAATTCAGAGTATGGCGCTGTGTATGTTGACTCTAATGGCGAGTTTATATTTAAGGATCGATTAACTGCTACTGCATCAATAGGTGCCACTCCTACTCTGTTTGCAGATGATGGCACAGGCATCACATACGCCAATGCAGTATGGAAACTAGATGACACCCTTATCTTTAATTCAGCCCAAATCAGCAGATCAGGCGGGTCAGCACAGACAGCCATCAACCAGCCATCTATTGACAAGTACTTTATCCATAGTTATAACCTGCAAGACCTGCTAATGCAGACCGATGCCGTAGCCCTAGATTATGCCAGGGCTTATGTGGCTAGTAGGGCTGAGACAACCATCCGATGCGATGCTATCGAGCTAGACCTATACACCCCTAATTACAATTCAGGCATAATTGCAGCCTTAAACCTAGATTTCTTTGACCCTATTACTGTGATTACTACCCAGCCTGGTGGATCAAAGCTAGAGAAAACTTTGCAGATATTTGGCGTAGCCAACACCATCACACCTAATAGCTTTAAAGTGGTGTTTACAACGCTAGAACCTGTCATAGATGGGTTTATAATAGGCAACATAGATTATGGTGTCTTAGACCAAAACGTCTTATCTTATTAAGGAGATATAATGTCAACTTTTCCAGGCACAACAGGTCAAGTAGTAACTTCCACAATGTGGAATGGACTACCAGCCTTTGAAGTACAAGCTGCTAAGACAGCAGATTACACAGCTGCAAGCGGTGATGAGTACCAACAGTTAGTACAGATTAACAAAGCAACTGCTATTGCATTTAAATTACCAACCGATGCAACATACAACTTTGCAATAGGCACAGTAATTACAGTGTTAAATATTGGTGCTGGTCTTTGCACGATTAGCGCAGTTACACCTGGTACTACAACAGTATTAAGTGCAGGCACAGTTGCAGCATCTCCAACTTTAGCTCAATATAGAACTGCTGCTTGCATAAAGACAGCTGCAAATGCTTGGTACGTTGTAGGGGCAGTTGCATAAATGTTAAATATATTAAGTGGTGTAATTAGTAGCAAGGCTTTATTAGTTGCCCCAACCTCTGTAGATTATTTAGTTGTAGCAGGCGGTGGCGGTGGTGGTGCTGGTGCTGGATCAGTAGCAGGCGGTGGCGGTGGTGCTGGTGGATTTAGAACATCAACAGGATTCGCTATATCAGGTTCATTTACTGTAACTATTGGCGCAGGTGGTGCTGGTGGCCCTGGTGGGTCTACTGGCGACAATGTTAACAAACCAGGAACAGTTGGTAACAATTCTGTATTTTCCACAATTACATCTGCTGGTGGTGGTTTTGGTGCAAACCAAAGGTCAGATCCAAGCGGACTAGGTGCTGGTGGTGCTGGTGGTTCAGGCGGCGGATCTGTTTACAATTTTGCTGGTAGTGCTAATAATACTGGCGGTGCTGCTTCTCCATCAGGTCAAGGTAACACTGGTGGTGGCGGTAATAATGGACGTGGTGGTTCAGGTGGTGGTGGCGCAGGTGCAGTAGGAACTTCTAATGTTGGTAATGGTTTTGTTGATGGGCAAAATGGTGTCGCTGGCGGTGCTGGTAGTTCCAATTCATATTCAGGTGCATCTGTAACTTACGCAGGCGGTGGCGGTGGCGGTTCACAATCTCCTACTAACATTCAATACACAGGTGGCGCAGGTGGTACTGGTGGCGGTGGCGCAGGCGGTGATGCATTTGGTGGTGGATCACCAGTAAAAACAGCGGGTGGTAATGGAACTGCTAACAGAGGCGCAGGCGGTGGTGGCGGCGCAGTTGTTAATAGTAATTCTTTTAGTGATGGCGGTACTGGCGGTAGCGGTGTTGTAATTTTGCGCTATGACGCAGCTTTTGCTGATTTTACTTCTATCAGCGGATTAACTTATACACAAACTACAAGCGGTGGTTACAAGATTTATGAATTTACCGCAGGCACAGGAACGGTAACCATCTAATGGCTCATTACGCATTTATTACAGATGGAGTAGTAACTGAGGTTATAACTGGTATTGATGAGACAGAGCTCATTGAAGGTTTAGATACTGAAACTTGGTATGGCAATTTTAGAGGTCAAACTTGTAAACGCACTAGTTACAACGACCGCATAAGAAAACAATACGCAGGTGTTGGATATTCTTATGATGCAGTTGCAGATGTATTTATTACACCACAACCTTTTGCATCTTGGTCATTAGATGAAAATTTTGACTGGCAACCACCAGTCTCATATCCAAGCGAAGGCAACTGGTATTGGGATGAAAGTAATTTAACTTGGGTTGCAGATGAAACCTAAACTATGTGCAGCTGGTGTGCAGTTAAGAGATCAAGTTGATACGTGGTTTCCAGATAGGCGTACTGCCAGTGATGGGTGGGTGGGCGATAGCCGTCACTCCGCCAGAAAATCGGATCATAATCCAGACACCAATGGATGGGTCAGAGCGATTGATATTGATTCTCGCTTGGGTTCACCCGAGGGGATCAGCGCTTATCTGGCTGACCAAATCAGAATCGCTGGTAAAACCGATAAACGCATATCTTACGTCATCCACAATGGGAGAATATGCTCGAAGATATTAAACTGGAAGTGGCGTAAGTATTCTGGGGTGAATCCCCACAAGCGACATTTACATATCAGCTTTACAAAGTTAGGCGACACAGATGCAAGGCCGTTCGATATACCACTAATAGGGGGCAAGATATGAAGA